AGATGTTGCTGCGGCAATTAAATTGCTCGATCGCATTGGCGAAGGCAAAGCCGCTTGGGGCGATGCAACAGAGCCTGTAGCAGATAATAATACAGTTGATGTGCGCATGACAAGTCAAACCCGTGTATTTAGCCGCACAAGCATGCGAGGCTATTAATGGCAATCGAAGTGCTGGCCTTATCCGATATAATAAACAAATTAAAAGCCAATGTAACTGCACTTAAGCAAGTTGAAGGAGCTGCGGCTTTAGAGCAAGCCATGCGTAGCGGAGCACGCTTAACACCAGCGGCATTCATTGTGCCTTTGGGCGAGCAATCGCAAGCCAATCAACTGGCAGTCATGGCAGTGCAGCAACGCACTACTGCATCATTTGGCGTGGTTTTGGCTGTGCGCGATGTTTCTGATGCATCAGGGGCAAGTGCTATGGATCAAGATTTATCACTTGTTCGGAAATCCTTGCTTCAGGCTTTGCTTGGCTTTTCTCCCAATGCTTCATGGGGATCAATCAGCCATATCTCAGGCTCATTGCTTCGTATCACGAATGGCACCTTGTGGTGGCAGGATAAATTCCAAACAGAAACATATAGGAGTTCAGTATGAGCGATTCAACCGTTGCATTTAACCATGAGCATGGTGGTGAATACCATGTAGATAAGAAAGGTGATGTGAAACTTAAACAGCGCACGAAAGATAGACAAGAAACCGTTAAAGAGGTGAAACAAAATGATTCGAGTAAGTAAAAAGCTTGTCCTAGCCAAGATTGAAACCACATATGATACCGATTCAGCTCCAACAGGTGCCGCTGATGCGATGCTGGCACGCGGCTTTTCACTCACCCCATTAGAAGGTACCAATGCCACGCGTGAACATGTTCGCTCACAACTGGGTGGTTTTGAAGATACACCCTTAACAGGTTTGAATGCATCGGTTGAATTTGATATTGATTTAACAGGTGCAGGCGCAGCAGGTTCATTGCCGCCTTACCATGCCTTGATGCGTGCATGCGGTTTTGCGGCCACGATTACAGCAGGCGTAAGCGTGGCATATAACCCTGTATCAAGTGCATTTGAAAGCCTTACATTGCATTGTTTTCGTGATGGTGTTCTACATGCTATTACAGGTTGTCGTGGTGAATGGTCTTATAAATTGAGTGCCTTGGGTGAAGCTTTATTGCATTTCAAACTGATGGGTAATTATAAACCTGTAAGCGACACGCCATTAGCCGTGGGTGTGGTGTTACCAAATGTGACTCCTATCCCAGTGGATGCAACGCATATTCCAAGCTTTTCACTGCATGGTTATAGCGCCGTCATGCAATCCTTGGATTTAGCTGGTGGTAATGATCTGCAATATCGCAACCTCGTGAATGCACCTGGCTCGGTTGAAATCATGCAGCGCAATATTACAGGTACCGTCGTGGTTGAAGAGCCAAGTATTGCCACCTTCGACTATTGGAATGCTGCCATTGCTGGAGCCAAGGGATCCATGACGCTTACCCACGGCATTGTCCCTGGCAACATCGTGGATTTAACAGCTCCTAATACACAAATAGGAAAGGTTTCACTTAGTGAAAACAATGGTATTTCGTTTGTGTCAGCCCCCATCAAATGCCTACCAACATCAGGCAATGATGATATTTCACTCGTCGTGCGTTAATCACGGCCTCTTAACATTTCAACAGGAGAAATCATGTTTCAAATTGATCAATCAGCTACATATAAATATCCAGTGAATATCACGCTTCTCGGAGCGAATGGAAAACCTAAAAAGATGAGCTTTACCGCGCTTTATAATCGTTTACCGCAAAGTGATATTGATCGTTTAATGGCGGCGGTTCAAAGTGGTGATGCTGATGATAATCAGATTATTGATGAGATTCTAGCTGGATGGGAAGGCATCAAGGATGCTGAAGGTTTGGACGTAGAGTTTAATGAATCAAACAAGCGTGTGGTTTGTGATATTTATCCAGTCCGTCCGCGTATCGTAGAAACGTGGGGTGAATCACTTCAGGAAACTGCAAGAAAAAACTAAAGCAAGCAGCTCGTCATTGGCTCAAGGGCAGTGAAACACCTTTGGATGATGATGATGCTGCGATGTTGGGAGATCAGCTCCCTAAAAAGGAAAGCTTCCCAGTGCAACAAGCCAATTGGCAGGCGGTGTCTTTATTTGCTGCCTGCTCGACCCAGTGGCGTTGGCATGAAGTGCAAAGGCTTGGTTTGATCTACAGCGAAGTGAATGTATTGATGGATATTTACGATGTGAAAGATAAGCAGGATTGCTTGGAGCGCATCAGAATCATGGAAACGGAGGTGTTGGATGCTAGCTGTAAAAAATAAACCCAATCATGCGTTTTATGCTGATAAATCCGCCACCTGCCATCATCAACACGCCTATATAAAACCAACTACTATCACTCCCCATGCCTGCCGCGACAAGCAGCACAAACCCCAACAACATCGCAACCAAAGCATGATTCATGATAGGAACATAGCATGAGTGGTGATTTAAGGCTATCGCTTAAAATTGATGCCAAGACAGGTGAGTTAAAAGGTTCAATTGAGGGCGCAAAAGAGGAGCTTAAAGGCTTTGCTTCGCAAGCTGCGACATCAGGTAAAAAAGCCGATGCCTCATTTTCCAAAACAAAAGCTGGCGTAGAATCTATATCCAAGCAATTAAAACGCATGCAAGGTTTTGCAGTATCTGCCTTTGCATTTACAGGCATTTCAAACGGTGTATCTTCATTGATTTCCATGAGTGATACATTCACATCAGTGAATGCTCGTTTACAGCTGGCAACAAAATCAAGTGAAGAGCTTGTGATTGCACAAAAAGAGCTGACGAGAATCACACGAGCATCTCGTGGTGATTGGAAAGGCACCGTTGATCTTTATTCACGCATGGCAATGGCTACGCAAGATTTAGGTCTTAAGCAAAGTACTTTGTTGGGTGTGACTGAATCTATCAATCAAGCCATTGTGGTATCGGGAGCCTCGAATATTGAAGCCAGTGCGGCCTTAACCCAACTTGGCCAAGGCTTGGCTTCAGGCACGCTGCGCGGTGAAGAGCTTAATAGTGTTTTAGAGCAAACGCCACGTATTGCCCGTATGATTGCAGATGGTGCAGGTATTGCTTTTGGTGATTTGCGTAAGGTTGCTGCTGCAGGCGGATTAACTGCGGATGTTGTGATAGCAGCGCTTGAAAATCAGGCTGCCGTTGTTGATAAAGAATTTAAAAAGATGCCAGCCACTATTGGCCAGGCAAGCTTACAAATCTCCAATGCTATGACGCAAATGTGGGGAGAGTTTACCACAACATCAGGCGCAGCATCAGGTCTTTCTGAAAGCATTCTTTTTTTAGCAGACAATCTTAAATCGATCGCATCTGGCGCGTTATTAGTCGCAAAGCTAGCGACCATTGCATTTACAGGAAAACTTATTGCCAGTGCCTTGGCAGCAAATACAGCGACACTGTCGATTACAGGCTTACGTACAGCATCACTAGGCTTGTTTATGCTTTATAAGTCAGGTGGTGTGAAAGCATTATTGTCTGCACCATTTATTAGCATGGCAGCAGCTACAAAAGCCGCTTTTGTAGGGGTAAGTAAGTTAAAGCTTGCCACAAGTGTTTTGTTTGCTGCTTATGCAGGTTGGGAAATTGGCACATACCTATCTGATCAATTTGGTATCGTTCGCAAGGCAGGCATTGCTCTTGTTGCAGGCTTAGTAAATGGTTGGGTGGCAACATTCAATGGATGCTATCAAATTAGCATTTTCTAAATGGGTATCATTTGTAGCAGATGGATTGAATCATTTGCCGTTCGCTGGCACTGCCACTGCAAATATGCAGGCCTTTGCTTCAAGTTTGGAATCAGGCGCACAAAGTGCAGCGGACTTTACAAGTAAAATGGTCGCATTGCGTGAAGAACGTAATAAAAACATCGCGCTTAATGATACTGTCCTTGGTGGCATGTTTGCTGCAGTCGATGCAGCGCCATCCGCAGGTAAAAAAAATAAAGTCAATAAATCACCTGGCAATAACGGCGAAGATGAACAGGGTAAAAAAATAGCGCAAGCACAAGAAGAAGCGCGTAAAATCATTGATATTCACAGCTTTAAATTTGCACGAATGAATGCGATGGGAGCTGTGGCATTTGCCAGTGAGCAAGAAAAGCTACAAGCAGGCTTAAAGCTTAAATTGCAAACTTTAGATGCAGAGCAAGCGCGCATTGAAGAAGCTGCTATCACACAAGGCGCAAATGTTGAAAACATCAGGGCGTATTATGATGAACAACGTATCAGTGCTGCCCAATCTGTAGCGGATCAGTTGGGTGCGATTGACCAGCAGCGTATTGATGATGCCAGAGCTAGAAAGGAACAGGAAGATGCAGATCGTTTACAATTGCTTACAGATGGCGAGCAGGCTGCTTATGATTTAAAAGCACAGTTCCAGCAGCTTACCAGTGATAATCAACAAGTGAATCTTGATGCGATGGCCAAAAATATCGCCAGCTTTGCCAAAACATCTGCCGCGTGGGATAAGTTTACAGGGCAACAAAAATTACAATTTGCCAGTGCAAGCCTGGGTGCTTTATCAGGTTTGATGAAGTCTCATAACCGCAAGCAGTTTGAGGTGGGGAAAGCTGCGGCGCAAGGTGAGAACGCAATTAACACTTACCTTGGTGCAACTAAAGCGTTTCAAGCAATGTCTGGCATTCCTTATGTAGGACCTGTTCTAGGCGCTATTGCTGCCGCGGCAGTTGTTGCTGCAGGTATGGCAAACGCGCAGAAAATAAACTCTGCAAAAATGGGCGGAAACACAGGTGGCGTGGCAGTACCAACCATGTCTGCAGGTGGTGCAGGTGCAACGCCTAGTGTTGGTATGAATACAGCGACTGGCATTCCACAATCACAACAGCAAACACAACAAGCGCCGCAAATAAATATCACTGTGCAGGCGCTACACCCTGACGCTATTAGCCCAGACACCGTGCAGATGATTGCAGATGGGTTTGCACCTGCGCTACATGATTCATTCGGGCGCGGTCAACATTTAGCGGTACAGGCGGCATAAATGGCACTTAATAATCAACCCGTCATTGCTTATGATAATTTATTGCAGGGCAATGCTTATACCATGCTTGCAGGGATAGATGATGCCAGCTCGCCATTATCCAATGCTTGGATTTGGGATATGTCGCGCCCGGCATTGCCTGTGGCTGATAGTCATGGTGTGCTTTCATTTTCGATCAATACATCTGCAGGCGTTGGGTTTGCTAAGGATGCGTTAGGATTTATTCCATTTGGGCAAGGTGGATTTGGGGGGTTTAAGGTTGCCGATACCATTATTTTGGGGGCATCACGTAATAACCCTGCAGGCTATCGTTTTACAGGTGGGCATTTGCAAGTGCTTGCTGATGGTGTGGAAATATTTAACCAGACTATTTATGCTCCGATTAATAAAACTGCGATGTATCAGTTGGCAGCGCATTCAGCCGCGAGCGTCTATACAATCACTATTAGCTTGCTTGCGCCCAATGCGACAGTGGCATTGCCTGAAATCTTTATCGGCACTTCACTTGTGATGCCTTTTCTTGAATATGGATTTGATGAATATGGTGAGGTTTTTGCAGGTAGTAATTTTAAGGCAGAATCAGGGCGCGAGTATCGTACTGTGCGTTATCGTCGCTTAGAACAAAAGCCTCGTTGGAAGTATCTTGAAGCAAGTCAGGCTGCGGATATTCGAGCTTTTGTTGAGTTGGCACTTGAATCTGCACAGCCCTTTTGGTTTGCCTGGTCACCAGTAATGCACCCGAATGCAGTTTATATGATGCGGCATAAAGGAACATCGGTCAAAATGCCATTATCAGTGGGTATGCGTTTTGATTTATCACTTAATTTAGTGGAAGCAATCTAATGTTGCAAGTTCCTGCTCTGATACTTGATCAAGCCGCATCCACTTATGGTGTTGAGCCATTGCTTTATATGGATATATGGCCAGTTAAGGGCGCGCAAAGAAAACTTAAAACTTCGAGTGATTGGGCTGGTGCTTTTGATTTAGTGCAGGTATTGGATAGCAATGTATCTGCATCGCGTGTGGATGGAGCATTGGTGCTTGGTGCAGGCTCTGCAGTATCGCTTGTATCATCAAATCACACAGGTCTTGTTGCGCATCGAATGGTGCAGACGATTGGCAAGCATGGGCGTTGGGAGACGCGTGGCAACTGGCTTACAGGCAAGCGCCGTGCTCACCTTGGTTATACCACAACCCATGTGCGCAAAGATGCACCTGTGTATTTAAGTTTTGTTGCCAGTGGTACTTTTTTAGCCGATAGCATACGTTTGATTACAAGCAATGCAGGTAATAGTGCGACTGTATTAAGTCTGCGTGTCTTATCCGTAGCAGGCAATCAGATTGGCAATATTGGTAAAGCATCGGTTGCAGCAGGTCAGGCGCAAACTGTGGTGGATATTACAGGCATGGCAGCAACGCTACGAAAAGGAGCATCCTATCGGCTTGAATTGAATTATAGCGCTCCGAATGCACCAGGTGTGCCTTTTACTTATACATCATACACGGTGGATATAAGTGTTTATAGTTATGCACTGACTGGTATTTCGCACACATTGGCAATCAGCGATGCTACAGGCTTTGAGATTGGTGGAAATAATGGCTATGCCGCATCGGGTGCAGCGATACGTACGCTAGATGTGGCAGAGATTCCACTGGGTGATGGGATTGTAAGCTTTCGTGATATTGTGCCCAGTGGTGCTGATCCAACCAGCTTAAGTATTGATTTGTATTATACCGATAGCGCTACAGTTGCCGCAGAAGCGGATTTAACCAACTGGGTAAATTATGGCGTGGTTGCTTCGGGTGATACTGTACCCGCACATCGTTATTGGCGTGCAAGTATTGCAATGGCTTCAAATAGCTTAAATGATGAGACGCCTGAATTGCATGAACTATCCATATCCTATGTGGGTGATCCGATTGTATTTGGTGTGCGTTCAGAAACTTCCGAGATCACTGCCAGCAATGGCATTTTAACGCAATCGGTGCAAGTGGGTTTAAATGGTGTTTCAACAGCATCAGCACAAATCACGCCCAAGCTTAAATCCTCTATGATCGGGCGTATTTCTGTGCAGTTAGCGCCTGATGACATTGTGCATAGTTTAATGGTTAATCCATTGCATGGGCGGCCTTGTCGTATTCGTGCGGGTTATGTTGGCGTGAGTGAAACATTTGTGATTTATGAAGGGCTTGTGCGTGATATGGCGTTCTCACGCGGTGCTTATACGCTTACGGTGCAAGACACGATCGAGCTTGCGGATGTTCAAGTTCCACGCAAGAAAGCTGGTTTAGCTTGGGATGCTGTAAAGGCTTATCAAGCAGCAGATATGGTTATTTATGGCACAAACTCTTGGCTTGCTCTTGCTAATGATACAGGTACAACACCAGGCACAAATGCAGCGGTCTGGCAGGATAATGGTACGGTATGGCTTGATATTGGCTATACATCTGCAACCAATGGCGGTACAGCTTGGCATTTGGCTGATATTGCAAAGGATTTGATTCTTAACCGTATCAATATTCAAACTCAGCGTGTGAACCTGGCCAGTCTTGAATCATTTAAAACACGTTATCCAAGCCGTACTGGCAACCGTATCCTTACTAAACCTGCCAAGGCATTTGCCATGCTTTCGGAAATTGCATGGCTGCTTGAAGCGCAGTGGGTTATCCGCAATGGTCAGCTTACGCTTATTGCTGAACCACAAGTGACGGATTTGGCGGTGGAGTCCATCACGCCGCATGATATAGCTGAAGGCCTGCAATATCGTCGTGGTTGGGCTGATTTAAAAAATGAAGTACTTATTTTATCGGCTTACAGCGGTGTCGGTGATTCTAATGCGCAATTTTCGAATGGTTTTGCCATCGCTGATGCCGATTCAATCAATAAATATGACATGGTAAGCCTTGAAACCTTTGAGGATAAATGGGGTGTACCTGAAGTGGAGGTTAACTCGGTTGCCACATCATTTTTAAATCGATGGAAAGATGGCCGCCGCATTGTGACTTGCACGGCTGCCATGCGTTTGTTGCGCCTTGAGCCTGGTGATGTGGTGGATTTTGAAAGTGCGCAATTGCCAAGTGGCGATGGACAGGGGCTTCGCATGATGGTTGTGCGTAAAGATTTAGATTGGAAACGGCAGCAGTTGAAGTTGTCACTTTTGGAGGTTTTATAACATGGTTGCTTTAACGGATAAAATTCAATTAAAGAAGCCTGATGATGGTGAGTATGGTTGGTCGCAAATGTTGCGCGACAATCAGGACACGCTCGATGCTATCACAGGCCTGCTACGTGATGAGCGTATGCTTTCAGGTATCTCAACAGGTGGCAGTGCTACTACATTGATTGATACTGCTTTAACGATGGGTATTGATGCGATGAAAGGTGCATCCATTATCATTCGGCGTGACAATCAAATCCTGCGTGTTGAAACAGTGTTATCCAATACTGCTACAACATTCACCTTTGCAACAGGTGCTGCATTGCAGCTTGGCGATGGCTATATTGTGGCGAATCAAGCGATATTGCCGCCGCCAGTACCAACATTGCCATCAGATGTGGGGGCAGAACCTGCTGACGCTGCTATCCAACAACATATTCAATCACCACATGCACCTTCCACAGCGCAAGCGAATCGTGCGGTTTCGACATCTGCTCAGGCTTTGGCAGGGACAGATAACGCAACGGACATGACACCGCTTCGCGTGAAAGAGGTGGTGAATGCTAATCTGCCAGCGATCAATCATGGTTTAAATCAAGGCTTCAAGATGATTGCAAACACATCAAAGAGCGCTATTGGCTATCGATGGATGGCAGCGGTTACTTTTAATAATGAGATTGTTGTGTGGGGTCGTCACGACACCACATATCTAGTGATGGGGCATAACGCCAATCCGATCGGCTTTACGACAGTGCAACATCACCCTTCTAAAGAAGGCGTGATGGTTACACAGATTGAGCAGTTCCCTTGGGGGCTATATGTGCTTTATGAGGATGGTGACGTATATTCGCTTGGATACGGCGCATACAATAATTTAGGTATCGGCAATGCGACAGATCAGCGCCGGTTAGTTTTTTCAATAAGCGGCGTATCTGTTTTATCCACGTCAGGTATTGGGCATCACCATAACTATGTGCATGCAATGGTTGTTAAAACAGATGGTACAGTGTGGGGCGTTGGTCAAAACATCTATGGTCAGTTGGGTGTAAGTGATAATTTAAATAAATCCACATGGACGCAAGCAGCCTTACCAACGGGTGAAACTGCGGTAGATGTGATTGCTATCAATACTCATGTGGCAATGAGCATTGTTCGCACCACATCAGGTAAGCTTTATACAACGGGTTATAATGGCTATGGCCAACTTGGTGTGGGCGATGTGACTAATCGTAACATATTCACGCTTGTTCGAGGTTTGGCTTTGGAAACTGTTGTGGATGTGGTGAGTAGCGGTGGTGGTTATAATGGCGATTATCGCTGGTGTCTAAATTGCCTTACTCAATCAGGAAAGGTTTTTACTTGGGGCGCAGGTACCTGGGGCGATGGTATTGGTGGTGTGGCTCAACATAACCTACCCACTGAAATTGCCTATGGGCATGATAATGTAGCTGACCCTATCCGTACTATTACGCATTTATCACAAGGTTTGTATTGCTGCATGTCTTATATCACCACGAATAACGATTTATACACGTGGGGTTATAATGGCTATGGCCAACTTGGTGATGGCACACTGGTAAGTAAGAATAGTCCGACGTTTATCATGGCGGGTGTGGATTTTGTGCATGGGTCGTGTGGTATTTATGATGATTATTACGTGACTGTTCATGCTAAGAAATTAGATGGGACTGTGTGGGGTTGGGGCTATTCAGGTTATTATAATGTAGGCAATGCAATAGCTGGAAATCAATCAACGCCACAACAAATATGGATTCCCGATTCGGCTAACATTATTCAGTTCTCCCATTGCGGATATTCGGTGACGTACACAATCTTTGCTCTGTTAGCGGATGGTCGTTTATACGCATGGGGTGATAATGCGTATGCCACATGCTCACCATTACAGCAAGCGCCATCAACACATATCGGCACACCGACTCGTGTGAATTAAGGGGACACTCATGGATATATTTGTAACCACAGACTTTCAGCAACTTGATGGCGATAGCGTAATTGAAACATTGCCAGGCGACATTGCTCTGATTCGCGCGGCAACGGTAGCGCCTTATAAAAAATGGCGCGTGCAAGATACCGATGGCTCACTTATGGCAACGTTCATAAAGCTACGCATGGATGCGATTGTAAGCCGAGTTGATAGCATGCTTGAAGATGCAGCACATCACCTGCGCTATGACAATATGGCATCGGTTCGTAGCTATGCAGGTTATGTGAATGCTTACCAAGCCGAAGCAACAGAGCTGGCAGTGTGGGCATCGGATTGTTGGAAAACACTGGAAGGTGTCGAGACAGGCGTGCGAGCAGGTACGAGCCCTATCCCCACGGTTGATGAAGCGGTGGCATTGCTGCCTGCAGCACCTGCAAGTGTGGCTTCTATTTTTAAAGCAGCGCCTGCTGTGAAATTACCATAAGGATATAGTGATGAGTGACGAAGATTTGAAGGTGCGATTTGCGCGCATGGAGGAACACTAAAACAAAGGACATCATCGACTTATTCCAGTGGTTTAGTGATGGATAATAATAGAAGGAAGCGACTGAAGTGATGCTCGAACATCACCTCAGTCACCGTACACACTGAAAGTACCAGTGAGCACAACCAAGGCCTCCCTGTCTGACCAGACGCGGGAGAGCTTACACCATTAAAATGGAGCTCACAAAGTGAATCAATTAAAAGCAAAACCAATCATCCCGTGGATCGGGGGGAAACGCAGGCTTGCAAAGCATATCTTACCTATGTTTCCAGAACACACATGCTACGTAGAGCCGTTCTGCGGCGCAGCTGCTCTGCTCTTTATGAAAGAGGAATCCAAGTGCGAAGTCTTGAACGATATCAATGGTGATTTAATCAACCTGTACCGTGTGCTTCAACATCATCTAGAAGAGTTTGTTAAGCAGTTTAAGTTTGCACTGGTAAGTCGAAAGATGTTTGAATGGGAACAGATGAAGACGCCTGATACATTAACCGATATACAGCGAGCAGCTCGCTTTTATTACCTACAGAAAAATGCCTTCGGTGGGAAGGTTGAAGGTCAGACTTTTGGTACTGCCACAACAAGTCCTCCAAGGCTCAATTTGTTGCGCATCGAGGAGGAGCTTAGCGCAGCACATTTACGTCTAGCCAGAGTTCTTGTTGAGCATTTGGCTTGGGATAAATGCATCACTAAATATGACCGCCCACACACGCTATTTTTTCTTGATCCGCCTTACTGGCAAACCGAAGGTTACGGCGTTGATTTCGGCATGGAGCACTATGAGAGAATGGCAGAGCTGATGAGAAGCATGAAAGGCAAAGGAATCATCACAGTGAACGACCATCCTGCCATGCGCCAGGTATTCGATGGCTTACATATGAAGTCCCTCAATATTACCTACACAGTAGGTGGTGGTGGAAAGTCGAAAAAAGCAAAAGAACTCATGGTATGGAATTGGTAGTTTAAAGCTAAGATACCTTGGCTCATGCCTACACATGGGCTGAGGTTGATTGGTACTTATATTGTAATGCAGTTTCACATACTGAAATCATGCGAAATAGAACTTATCGCACCTTTCACCACATATTTATCGCGCGCGGCATCAGCTAGGGGCCCTTCTTTGGTTCTTTCTTGGGCATACAAGAAAGAATGAGGCATTTGCTGTAAGATTTTAGCTTCTTTCACCTCTATAAGCTTGCATTTAATGGAATGCATTTTCAACATCAATCGTTTCAAACCAACTCTTTCAAACTCCACAGAAACGCGTGTTGCATCACCATTGCCTTCAAACAGAGCTGCCAATATCTAGTCCAGAGTCATGACTTATACTTAATGTGGAAGGCTTCACTAAGGGTTTATCCCGATGCAATACATCCACGTCCAAATCCTTAATAAACTGGCTTGGCATTGGGAAATGCATATCACCAAATACTCTACGCTGGCGCGCCGATGTAATTAACAGCGCATTTTCAGCCCGTGTTACACCAACATACAACAAACGACGTTCCTCATCGGTATCACCCTCATCAAGTGAGCGTTGATGCGGCAACAAGCCTTCTTCCACACCTGCCAAGACCACCGTATCAAACTCCAAACCTTTGGCTTCTTCACCCGATTGCAGCAATGCTGCGCGATCCATAAATTCAATCGGCGTAACGTCTTCCTGCATGGTTATTTCAATATAATTTTGTAACGTGCGAATATTTTCAAGGCG